GCTCATCCATACTAATTTGATGAATTGGAAGCCCCTTTAGAATGCCGCTAATTTCGGTCAATTTAGATTCAAGCACATTTGATTGCTGCGTCTTTTTTACTCCGCTTTGATTGCTTGCCCAATACACCTCCTGCTTATCAAGCATATTGTTTGGAATAACTTGTGAACCTTTTGGAAGGTCTATAAGAGTGGCCGTTGGTGGAGTATAATAAACGCGGCCACTTTCTGTAATAACCTTCTCAACACCTTCTTCACCAACGATGGCTGGCCCTCCCTTGTGTGGCTTCCCTTGCGTTCCTTTTCTAAATTCAGGAACCGGCTGCGCCATGATAAACCCAATCTGCGCTGCTTGTGCTGCGAATGCAATGGCAGCCAATGGCCCCGTAAATACTCCCGCAAGATATTTAGCAATCATTGGTGCGGTTTCAAATACAACATTGGCAACCGCTTGAAGTCGCTGGGCTTCAAATTGCTTTCTGCGAATCTCTCGTTCTTGTTGCGCCCTACTTTGCTGAATCTCAATTATCCTCTGTTTGTTTCCATCGGCCAATCGAATTTCTTCATCAGCCGTTTTTTGCACTCGCTTTAGTTGATTATCAAGTTCCGCGTTTTGTAAACTCACGATTTGATTTATTGTGCTGCTGGCAAAATCGGCAACAGAAGATAAAACTTCTATTTCGTATTGCCTTCTTTGTTCGGCATAGTCAATTGTAATTGCCGTTTTTTGTTGCTCAAGATTGCGAAGGTCTGCCAAGTTTTGCTGATACGCATCTTGCGCTGCTTGAACCCCAGCATCAGCCCCAGCTTTGTTTACCGCCATTTCTTTTTGTACTCGGTAAATCTGTAAGTCAATCCTTTCCTGCGCGTGTTTTTCATCGAGTTTTAACAACTCTTGCTGACCAGCCTTTTTTTCGCGCATGGCATTCCTTTCTATTAGTTGTTCTGTATCGACATTTGTTTCAAGGTTTTGCATTTGCTTATCCAGCCTTTTAATTGAATTTTGATAATCCTCTTCATAGAGTTTATCAATCATGGCAAACATCTTGGCAAATTCATCGACCTCTTTTGCCGCGTATTTTGCAGTTATATCATTTCTCGCCTTGGTTCTATCTTCCCATGTTTGGTTTAAAAGGTCTGTATATCCCGTAAATAGATTTACGCGGTCTTGATATGTAAGCCCCTCGCGGCGTGTTTCTTCATCACGGGAATCCTCTAATTGCTTTATTAGTTGAGAGTAGGAATCTTCTGATGTTTGCAGTTCTTTTTCAAAATCACTCTTGGCAATCTTTTCGGTTTTTTGCGAAGCCTTTTTCTGCGCCTCTTCCATTTTGCCAAATTGTTTTATGGCAGCATCATAAGCGTCTTTATGATATTTATCTTCGTTGCGGCGAATGTCTGAATTGAAGTCAGCGTTTTCCGCAATGCGTAGTTTAAAATTGTTTTTAGTCAGTTCGCGCAAGTCTTTTGAGGCTTGTGTTTCACTTAGTTGGGAAAGTAGATTATACTTTTTATCCACTTTCTTTTTCTTTTCATTAAACTCAACACTAATGCGAATCAGTTCTTGGCTACGCTTGTGTTCGTTTTCAATATTAGCCTCTGCGTATAGCTTTCTGATTCGCTCTTGAAGTTCTAAAGTCTGAATTTCTTTCTGATACCTCGCAGACACTCTTTTTTCTGATTCATTCCTTGCCTCTTCATCAATTGCTTTTTGTTCTGCTGCTGCTTGTTCGGCAAAAGATTTAAGTTTGTCTATTCTCGCTAAACTTAAATCTATAAGATTTTGTGTTTCTTTGTTATATGTGTTTATGGCAGCCTTCGTGTTTTCTACAAAAACAGAATAAAATCCCCTATTGATTACCTCAAGCGGTGATATAACGGTATTTGCAAGTCCTTTGGTAACGGCTCCTGCTTTTGAGCCAAATCGCTTCATGTCATCAACAAAAGCCAATAATCCAAGATTTCCTTTACTTGCTTGTCCAGCCTCTTTATAGGCGTTCTTATAGGTTTCCTCAATCCACCTTCCATTCGCAGCTACACCCCTCCTTTCATCTTCAAGAATCCTTTTGGCCGCCTCTTGTGCGGTAAGTTGTATTCCTTCTTTTTCTTTTGCTTTTTTCTGCTCTAACTCAATTTCAATCAATACATTTTTCTCTACTTCAACCTTTCTTTTGTTAAAATAATCAACAAGATTTTCTGATGTATTTTGATTAAGCCATTTGATAAAGTCAGACATCGCCGCAAGTCTGTTCATTACAAACTTTATCATATCTCCTATCCCACCCTCCATTATTCTTACCGTGGCGCTTTCGAATGCTGTCATCATTCGGTTTTGAGCCGCAGTTAAAGTGTCCGTTTGGTTTGCTGCTGTTCCAAAAGCCAATTCCACCTCTTTAGCAAAAGCTGGCATTACTTCTTTTGTAATGATTTCGCCCTTTTTTAGCATTTCATCCAGCGCGGTAACCGGAACCTTCATTGACTTAGCCAAAAGTTCCATCGCCCCGGGAAGACGCTCGCCCAACTGTCCTCGCAATTCTTCAGCCTGAATTTTATTTTTTGAGTACATTTGGCCTAAAGCGCTGAACATCAACTTAGTATCTTCTGCGCTCATAGATAGTGCCGCTGCCGCCTTTGTAAATGCAACCATTTGTCGGTTGATGTTTTCTTGCGAAACACCAGCGAAAGAGGCTGCCGCCGCAAAGCCTTTAAATCCATCAGTAAGAGCGCGAACATTTAAGCCTAATTGCTGCGCAAGTGCGGTCATATAGGAAAGTTGCTGCTGCGCTTTTTCTGTGCTTCCGGTAACAAACGCAAGCGTCTTGCCCATTTGCTCGAATTGCTTTGCCGTTTCAAAAGCGTAAAGGGCAAACTGCCTAAGTTTATCGGCGGCAAAGGCAGCCCCCAGCGTGGGGATAAGCGCCTTTACTACATCGTTAATATTAGCGAATGACCCCGCTATTTTGTTTCCAGCGCTGGCTCCGGTAGAACCAGCATTATTAAGCTGGTCTTGTAGTTTTTTTAATGAGGCAAGTAGTTTGCGCTCTTCGGCGGTAATGCCACTCATGGCTTGGGTGGCCGCTTGAAGCTGGGATGTGTCTAAGACATACTTTACATGAATCTCATTACTTGAGGCTATTGGCATGGCTCTTATTATTTTGAACAAAAGTAAATAAAAACCCCACCAATTTTGGTGGGGCATTTACCCTGTACCTATTTCTATTTGTTCAATCTTTTTTCCTTTTTCTTTTCAGTTAGCCAATGATTATACATCATATAGTATTCGTAAATTGGTCTTTCGACCAAGAACTTATGTCTAATAACATCTCCATCTGCGAATTTAAAAGATTCAGCAAATCTTCGCTTTCCTTCCCCGATGACATGAGAGAAATAGTATGTTTCAGGTCGGCTATTTTTTGAGCGGTTTCCGCTTGCAAAAAGTTCGGGAAATTCGCCTCCAATTCTTTCAAAGAGGGAACTGATTGAAAGTCCAGCATTTTCAAAAAAAAACCGGGAACATCGTTATTAGCCATCCAGCTTTTCATCTTCTGCTGATTGTATGGGTACTGATAGTCCAATGGGTTTTCGTATTCATCAAAATAAACAACCGTAGCCAGCTTCATCTGCCGGACAAGGCTGAAACTTAACTCAAGTTGTTCCTTTAGGCGGGTTGCCATGATGCCAATGTCAAATATCTTTTTGTCGGCAGCAACCTTTCCATTAACAACCAGCCCAAGAATGCCCTCAACCCAACCGCGTAAAAAATCAGGATTTATCTGCCATAACTCTTCGGTCAAAATATCACGCGCTGCGATAGCCCGCTGGAATGGAATATTGACCTCGGCATTAAACTTAAAATAATGAACGCCGCCTGAAGTAAAGGCGTATTCAATTTGGTCGTATCGCTCTTTTGGCGCAGAACCATTATACTTTGGAACCTTTGGAGCCTCGGCCTCTACTATGGCTTGATTTTGCTCGTCAGAAATATCATAAATCGGATTAACAGATGGTTTACGCCTAAAAAGACTAAACATAAATAAGCTGGGTATTCAAAAACAAAACATGAAACAAAAAGAAACTGCCAAGCACCGGAACAAACCGGACATTCACCCAGCGGTTTCGCTAAGTTCTCCGGCAGCTTCTTTAATTGGGATAGATACCATTGACCGAATGGATGGTTGTCCATCAGGTAGTCCAAAAACAATGTCAAGCAAGATGACATGGTCGCTATCATCGTCAGGTCTAATAATACAGCAGCCACGCCGACCTTTGCCGCAAGAAGATTCAAAAGCATTTTTTTGGTTATTCATAAGGAAACAAGTCTATAATAAAGTTTGGCTGCGCAGCGCTGCCGGGAACAAGTGGCAAATCAATGCCATCATAAGTAGTTCCGCCGATGGTAAACTCAATCACTTCGGTAGTGGTGGCATCCAAGAATTGAATTTCATAGGAACCGCCATAAGGATTTACAAATCCTTCAGGCCAATTCTTCAGCGTTCCAACCGCACAAATGGTAGCGAAAAGGTCTTGGTCAATTGAAACCTCAAATTCCCACGCCGATTGATTGTTTTTTATCACGCGGATAATGATTGTTTCCTGAATATACCCATACGGAACCCGAATGATGATACACTCGGGGCAACCAACGAAAGAATCGCAGTATTGGTATTTATTCTTGCAGCATTTTAGCATTGAACTTTCGAATATTGTAATCGGACGCAATTTCAAAAAAATTTGCGAAAGAAAAATAACGCCAAGCATCTAAGGCGTGCGACTTGTCAGGATTACGCTGCTTCCAAGTGTCCAAACTTATACGCCTATCGACCTTAGCTTCCTTTAGGTCTGTAATCAGAATCTTATTGTTGGGCTTGCTGATGCGAATCTTGGCCTTGCTAAAGAGAAGCGTGTCCACAATCCGCGTGTTTAAGTGCGAAGGAGAAGAACGCATAATCTGTATGTTGTTCATTGTCAGTTGCATATAGTTGGCTATCAATTGATAAGCAGACATATTGCCGCTGGTAAACGCAGACCTCGCCTGACCAGCAGGGTCGCCGTTGATGATGTATCGCATTCCCGGATATTCGCTGCGTATCATTTCGCACATATCGCCAAGGTCGCCAATCCGGTAGGTCTTCAAAACATTTATGGTCGCATAGTGTTTGTTGCCTACCGCGTTTTTTGAGAATTGGCAAACAATACAAGTGTTTGTAATGTTAAAGTCAAAGGATAAGTAAAGGTCGTATTCGGGGTGCGCACGGATTTCAGCATCCACCACATGAATCGATTCTTCAAAGTATTGCGCGTAAAGCGTTTCCCTATCCCATACGCCCCAATTCCCATTTGCATAGACATCCCAATATGTATAGTCCACTTCCTTTAGGGCTTCCATCCTGATTGGATATTCGCGGTCAAGAAAACGCAGACTATCTTTATAGGTGCTGTGGCATATTAGAATTTTCTCACGCTCAAGCGCTGGTGGGTTGTCAAAGAATCGCTCCTTTATCCAATGGCTATCGGAAACGGGATTGAATGTCAGAAAGAACCTCTTGGTGTGCTTGCTAACCCCGCGCAGACGCAGGGTAACTTGCATATAATCCTCTTTGCTCAACTCCGTAGCTTCTTCTACCCAAATGTATTTCGCTTGCGTAAGCGACTTTAGCTTTTCAGGATTATCCACTCCCATAAAGATAATCCGATTGGAGCGCGACCGGATTTCAAATATGCCATCAAAGGTTTGCACAAGGTCGCTCAAACCCCACTCAAATATCTTGTTCTTAAAGTCCATATAAACCGAAGTCCTTATGGTTGCCGCCACTTTACGCAGCACTACATAAGTTTCGTTTTCATTTTCGTCATGGTTCAATATTTCTGAAAGAAAGTATTGAATCATGGTCTGACTTTTCCCGCTACCAGCGCCTCCAAAAAGTATATTGTGAATCTTTGGCCGCGTAATGGCTGGTAAGTATTTGGGGTTCCACAAATCGGGATTGCTCAAGTCCAATAAAGGCATTGATTGTATTTTTTTTAGTATGGGTATCGGCTTTTCCGAGGCCGATACCCAAAATCATTGTATTATTCCTCTATTTCAGCCTCGTCATCATGCGCATCCAGCGCACGGCGTTCTTTCTGTGGCTCTAACTCCGTTCCGGTTATCTCCAGCGTGGGATTGGGCGGCGGTAGCGGCATGATTACATTGGTGAACTGCGCCAGCACATCATGTTCCTGCTTCGCTTTACCATATCCTCTATCCAAAAGAAGTTCGGCTGCGCGCACATCCCCCTTCAGGGCTTTTTGTCGCATAGCCATCAAGATAGCCTCTATTGCCATCTTGCCTTCTTTTGTTTCTGCTAATACATTGATTAGCACTTCTTTAAGGTCTGGCAATTTTTTTGGCCTTCCTTTAGGATTGCCGCTTTGCCCCTTTTTCCATTGATGTTTTCTCAATGGGCCTACATCGCCTCTTGGCATACGGTTGTTTTTAGATTAAATTTAAGACTGCAAAATAAGGCCGCTTTTAGCCAATCTTCCTACCATTCCTTCTGATTTCCATGTCAGGGAACTTTTTTGACCATTTATTCACCCACGATTCAACATCGCCCGGCTTACGCGCAATACCATAATACCTAATATTCATCGCGTGTGCGCCCATCCATTTATCTAAATCTCCCATGGAGTAGTCAAGGAATAAATTCTGAAACGCGGGGCTACCGGAGGTCTGCGTTGGCTTATCGCCTTGCAAAATATTTTTTACGGTAAAATCATCTAAACCGGAGCCAACTAAAATCCGGTGTGGGCCGATTTCAATCAAATCCCCTTCCTCAAATTCCACTTCTACACCCTCGCCTTCACCGAATCCCAATTCCTCATTTTCATCTTCCGCAAAAATTGGCATATCCAAACCCCACTCTTCAAGCTGGTCAATATCCCACTCATTTGCCAGCATATCCCAATCCCATGCCCCGAAAGAACCATTGTCTTTTATGATAAATTCACGCTGCTGACCCTCGCTCCAATCCACAACCTCAACCGGAACTTCACGCCATCCAGCCTCTTTCATGGCCTTTAAACGCATATTTCCACCCAAAACCACCATGTCCTGATTCACAACTATCGGCCTGACCTCCGCCATTTCAGGAAAATCTTTAAGGCTTTTTACCAGCTTTCTGAATTGTTCATCTTTGATGAATCTTGGATTGTTTGGGTTCTCCTTTATGGAACCGATTTTCATTTTCTGCATAAAAATTTTATTTTTTCTGCAATTTTAACTTTTTTTGCGCAAAATATCACAATGACCACTCCGATTGAGAAGGCTATTGCTACCATAAAAGAACGCATGGAGGACAAAAAAACGCAGTCTGATGACATCAAGTACGCACTTAGGGTACTTGAGGCTGCGCTTGCCGACCAAAAGAAGAATTTCGCCATGGTAGATGCAGAGCATTTTCGATATGCCATATACAACGCCTTTAACGCCGGACACAACGCCGGAATCAGAAAGCAACTCCCAAACCCAATCCTATACTTTAAAAACACATTTAAGAAAAACTAATATGGCACAGAAAGACAAGCAAGCCGTTATATGGCTGCAAGAAGCCCTTAACGACCATCTAAGCCCTGACCAACGCGCTTCCTTTGAAGGATTATTCCAGCAAGCCATTGGTTTAGAAAGAGAGCAAATAATGGATGCCTATTCCAATGGAGCAGAGGACGAGTATAACTATCAAATGGACATACAAGGAAGACGCGAAGACATCGATTCTGAAATATATTTTAACAATACCTATGGCAACTGAACTCGCAACCGAATGGCTTTACAGCGTATTTCAACTCTACCAAAAGGGAAAACGCGAAGCGCCTAACCTTTGGGATTTTGAACGCGCTGTTCAAATGGAAAAACAACACATCATGGACGCTTACGCGCAGGGCGTAGTCGATGAAGCCAACGAAATCCTTGATGTCTATAAGGACGCAGAAGAATACTTTGATAGAGTTTTTATAGATGATAGACCCTAACCCCAAAACTATTATGGCTTCTGAAAGAATGATTAAGCTGGTAAATGAAAGGTTCCCAAAAGTGATTGAACTTGTAGAAAATGGAAGAACCATCGCCGAGGCTCTTGCCAAAAGCGGCCTTAACCGAGGCAAGTTCTATGAGGCAATATCGCCAGCGCAAAAAGCAGAATTGCAATTGGTTAAAACAGCCCACGCGGAAAAGGGTGTTAGATGGAACAGCAAAATGAAACAACAACCTCAATTATAGACCAATCCTATGGAGAATATGTATAAAAAAGAAACGGTGGTACAATGGATGCTTGACAAAATCATTGAGCATAATGGCATCCTGCCAATGAATGACATTAGAACGGCAATAGCAATGCACAATGAGCAATTATCTGCCGCCTATACCGAAGGATTTAAACGCTGCAAGTACATAAGGGAATTGAGCGAAGGAACTATATTCTTTCCCGGAGAGGAAACTCCCGATGATTTTGACACCTACTATGGAAAAACCTATGGAGAAAAAACAAACCGCAGTTGAATGGATGTTTGACAAACTTCTTGAAGAAGGGTCAAATGGAACTTTGCGTTGGCATTTAAAGTATGATATTTTTAAAATACTTGAAGAGGCCAAAGCAATGGAGAAGGAGCAGATAATTGATTCATTTGATGAAGCAAGAACTTATGTGCTTAAAAATGTGTGGAAGCACGATGACGGAATACGATATTATGAAAATAAATATGGAGAAGAATCAAACGGCAGTTAGTTGGCTCTTAGACCAATATATTAAATGTCGCGGCCTTATTACCGAGGATGCTATAAAGGAGGCGTTTGAAATGGAGAGATTCCAAATCATTGATGCCCACGAAGCCGCTTACATTGCCATGAACCTTGCGTTTAGGGGGTTTGACAGGAGTGTGGAGTATTATGAGAAAACCTATGGTGATTAGTTTGCTGATAACGTTTTGCGGCTTTGTGTCAGGCTGCGAAGCGTTGGCATGGAGCGGTCGGGCAGCTTGCACAAAACCGCTGTTATGCGTATGTGGCGGTTAATTTAGGATGAACTTTAATTGGAAACGAAAACAGAAACAAAAAGAAAAAAGAAGCGATGGAATTAAATAAAATATACAAAGGTGATTGCAGGGATTTAATTAAAAACCTTGCAGACCAAAGCATTGATTTATGCTTAACAGATTTCCCTTATGGAGTTGGCTATGAATATAAAAGTTGGGAAGATAGCCAAGAAAATTTAAAACAACTGGTTACTGATATTATGCCTGAATTGCAAAGGGTTTGCAAAAGAATTGCAATTACTTGTGGAGTAATAAATCAATGGCACTATCCAAGACCAACTTGGGTTTTGAATTGGTATTGCAAAGCTGGTGCAGGAAGTAGCCAATGGGGTTTTACAACTTGGCAACCAATTTTGGTTTATGGACAAGACCCTTATTTAACTAATGGATTGGGAAGGAGAGCAGATACTATTGAGAAAATAGAAATATCTGAAAAGAATGGACACCCTTGCCCAAAACCTATAAATGCGTGGAGAAAGATACTTGATAGGGTAAGTGTAAAAGATACAGATATAGTTCTTGACCCTTTTATGGGAAGTGGAACAACTGCAATAGCTTGTATGGAAGCTAAAAGGCAATGGATAGGATTTGAAATGGAGCAGGAATATATTGATATTGCAACCAAAAGGATTGAATTGTTTAATTCGCAACCTAAATTATTTTAAAAATGTGCGGTGGGCTTTTTTCTTTTTGTTTCCTACACGAAACTGTCTTTGGAAACGGTCAGATAGCCATTACGCATAACTACCCCATTGCCGCAATATTGCTTGATATAAAATAGGGGCGCACCCGGCTACCAGCCGAATACGCCCCCTCAAGCATTAGCCCTTGCGCTTCCGCGTCTTACCCATCTTGGTAGCCGCCTTCGCACGCCGAGCAACATCCAACGCAATAGCGACCGCTTGCTTCTGCGGCCTCCCTGCCTTCATCTCTGTCTTAATGTTGGAACTAATGCTTTTCCGCGAATAACCCTTCTTCAATGGCATCCCCAAAACTAACGCTAAAAACAATCCATTTTTAAGCCAAGGCCATTTTGCGTTTTTTTAAAAAACACCCCCCCCCCCCCCCTCCTTCCCCACAAAATCCCATCCTTTCAAAATGGATTTCATTGCTAACCACATAAACACGCACAAACACCACTCAAATACGCTAAACCAGCGTATGACATTCCAATCAAAGCCAACAAAGCGCCACAAAGCCCACCAAAGACACACCATTGTCAAACCAATGCGAAATATACCCAGCGCTACGCGCTACATTGCCAACAAAAGCCGTGCGCTACAAAGCCAATGCAAAGCCCATACAATGAATATACATCGCCCCCCATACAAAGCCTACTTTTGAGAGAGGGCAATCCGGCGTTGATATTTAGGGGGGGGGTGGGGGGTAGGCCGATAACACTGCTTATTTCGGGCATGGGGTGCTTTTTCGCCCAAAAACCGCGTTTCCAGCGAATTGAGCGAGTTTTTGCGCTTTGCTACGCGGAAATTCGGTTATTTGAATTTTCAAATTCAGATTTTTCGCGCGCATTTTCGTCCTGACTTTGCGCGCCGGCTGGCGGTCGGTCGGATTGCGCACAAAGCGCCGGCCGGATTGCGCGCGGCCTACTTTTGCGCGCGCGTTTTTTTTGGCCACAAGGCAAAGGAAAAAACTACCTACCTACCTGACCACTGCCAGCCTTACCGCCTGACCTGACTGCTGACCGAAACGCCTGACTGCTGACCGCCTGACTGCTGACCGCCTGACCTGACCGCCTTACCTTACCACTTACTGAAACGCCTGACCGCCTGACCTTGCCAGCCCTGA